AACATCTATGAGCACTTTGACATTGACCAACTTGTGAATGCGATAGATGCGCCTGTTACTAACACGTTACTAACTAATCAAAAAACAACGAAAAAGAAAAAGCCCTGAAACCTTTGAGATTTCAAGGCTTTTTTGGTGACCCGCCGGAGATTCGAACTCCGGACACCCTGCTTAAAAGGCAGGTCTCCATCATTTTTTGAGACTTTCTAAGCATGTTCTCAGACGTTTTAATGAATTTTTATAAAATTTATTGAATTTCAGACGTTTTCAGATTTTTTCAGATTTTCTCGGTTACTAACAAATAGCTAACACGATTACTAACACTAGACACGTTTTATCTTCTGCATAACAGAGTTATAAACCTTGCTGTTTACCATCGCAAGTGTATCCATAAGTTCATCAACAACCGCCCAAGCCTTCGCCGGGTCTTTCCCGGCAACCGCAAGCAAAAACTCACTGTCCCCGTACTCGCCCACGGTAGCCGGTTCTGCGGTCACAGGGGCGGGAGCGCCGGAGTAGTAACCCACAAACTTATCTCTGGCATTCTCCGCTCCCTGCATCTTGTCGCGTATCACATATAGGTTCGCCAGTTTGGCATAATTGGGATAGCTGGATTCTTCGTATTCCAGCCGTGCTATTTCCTTTCGGATTTCGGCTTCATCCAGCATGTCTTTCCCTCCTTATGCTCTGTCAATCTGCTCCATGCAGCGCCGGATAGCCTCGCGCGTTTTATCATCGTCCGCGTCGCGCATCATGTCTTCCAGCGTCGATCGCATATGTTCCCGAGCATCTGTCCGGCTGTATCGCCCCATAGAATCGCGATGCCTGCCCCGGTAAGAGCTGCCCCGACCATACGTGCCGCGCATATCTGCTTCCCACTCTCCGTCACGCGAATACCCGCCATCCTCGAGCATTTCGATTTTATAAGTGTTCTTGATGGAACTGGTAAGCTTCTGGATGGCATCCAGATCGCCAGCGGACATTTCGCGCTTGTCAGCGATTTCATCCAGCTCTTTGCAAAGCATTTCCCGAAGGTTTCTCAAATCGTACATATTTCTTCCTCCCTTCACGATACGCGCTCGACGATCATATTGCTATTTGCGAAACTGATCGCCTGTGCGCTGGTGTTCTTTGCCGCTACAGTCAAGCAGCAGCCGCGCGGAACTTCCACGAATGCAGAAACGTAGATGTTGAAATAGTTCTCAACAGCAGCCGGTGTCACGATCGCTGTAGCACTGTTCAAAGCCTCCCCGTTGATGGCGAGCGCAGCGGTGATAGCTCCGACTGTTCCGCCTGTAGGAACGGCGATATTCGCGCCAAAGGATACACGGAACTTCGCCTTACACTGCTGCGTAAGCCCACGAAGCGTAACAAGTCCGCTTCCGTCACGGTGGACGATACACGGTTTGCCACAAGCCGACGTGGAAATTAGAGGGACGTTCTGCCCGGCGGCAACAGTTTGAATCCCGGATGATGTAAATTCAGCCATAAAATCATTCCTTTCTGCCTCGAATTCGAGGCAATTAAAATAGCGGCGGGACGATTGCCCCGCCGCGTTGATCGAGTATCGGCAAGGAACCGACCATTTTCGTGAGTCCACGAAAAAGCTCTACATTATGGAGTTAAGCGCAGTTGCCGCAGCCGTAGTTATAGCCGCAATTGCAGCCTGCAAACTGGTACGGAGCCGGTACCGCGAACGACGGGACCGGACGCGGGTTATAATACGCCAGCTGCCCACTTACGTAGGACTTGAGCGTGTCGTTCTGCGCCGCCTGCGAAGCCGCCAGCTGCGCCGCAAAGAGCTGCTGGTTCTGCTCGGCAATCTTCGCGTCCTTTGCAGCCAGTTCCTGCGCCGTCAACCGCTGGTCAATGCTGCGGAAGCCGCAGTTCATCGCGTCGATGATGTCGCGCGTGGTGTTCTGCACGGTGTTGCGGGTGTCGCATGCCTGCGTCGCCATGTCGTAGCGCACCTGGGCGATTGCAGCGCGGTTTTCACAGCAGCACTCCTGTGCCTGCATCGCCATGTTGTTAAGCTGCTGCATAAGCGCAGCCTGCTGATTGCAGCGGGAAAGTTCAGCGTTCGAGAAGCCGGAAGTCACAGCCTGCGTTACACCGGCAAAGCCGTTAAGCATCCCCGTGTTCATCGCATAGAAGCCGTCGCAGACACCATTGTTCACGCTGTCAATCTTTCTTTCGATGTTCGAGAAGTCAGATGCCAGAACATAGCCGTCAACAACGCCGCCGTTCCCTCCACGATTGCCAAAGCCGTTTCCGTTACCCCAGCCGCAGAAAATCGCGAGGAACAGGATAATGATCCACCAGCCATTACCGCCGCCCCATCCGTTGCCGCTGTCCGAGTTTGCCGGAACTACAGGCATGTTCATAGGAATACCATCGCCATTCAAACTCATAGTTTTCTCCTTTCGTAGATTTTGAAATTTATCTCAATCGTGGCCACGATTTTGACCGTTCAGCTGTTCGGAATTTCCGAACTACTGCATCAACTGCTGAAACTGTCCAGCCATCTGCTGAAGCTGGTTCAACTGCTGCTGCGAGATTTTCCCAGACTGTACCAGCTTCTCAACCTCCGCCCTCGGGTCTCCCTGAAAGCTCTGCTTGAACTGCTGAAACTGCCGCATCATATTTTGAAACTGTCCCATCATTCCGGGCATTTGCCCGCCGCCGAGTGCATTAAACAGTGGATTCATTTTCTGCCTCCTTCACCTTTCTAACGGGCTTGACGCTCAGAGCCGCCACCTTTGCCGCCAGTTCGTCAAAGTCCTTGCGGGTCACGTATTCCACCGTAGGCACTGTTTGCGGCGCTGTGTGGCTCACGGGGGCTGTAGAGCGCTCTACAAGATCATACGTTGTCATTGATGGTTTACCGCTTGCGTCAGCTTTCTTCACATACACAACCGGCGCATTCATGTCCCAGAGCGTGACGGCGTTATTCGGCGCGACGATAAATTCGTTTGCCGCCTTTTCGTTCGGGACCCAGATGATAGACTGTCCCCCGCTCGGCTGCTGTGGCTGTGGTTGCGGAGCCGGATACTGCATCGACGGCGAAGGCTGATACTGCGACCGCATCATAGGGTCCTGCATCATGGGCGGTTGATTGTAAATCGGCTGCTGATACACATAAGGCTGTTGTCCGAACATTATTTATCCTCCTTTTCCCAGTAGAACAGTGGGATTTCGTTCCCACTGTTCCACGTATCGAAATACGTGCCATCTTCCGCGCAGACAACGTGCGTAGATAGTGCGAGTACATATATACCGCGTGGATGGTCTGCGCAGAAATCCTCAACGGTATAACAGTCCGGGCATGTATTCGGCACGACGTTCCTTGTAAACCCATGCTGCCGAAGGTACGCGCCCCAGACACTGTTTGCCGACGGCATGTCGCCCATTTTCAGCCCCTGTAGGCAAAGTCCGACGTATGTTTCATCCCAGCTCTTGCCCGTCGCCTTTGAGATCGCCCGGACGGTACAGTCTCCGACTTGTTTCCCTTCCGGGTTTGGATTGAAATAAGAAAAGCCCATACCGAACACTCCTTTGTGTCCAGTATGGGCTTTTTCGTATTTTCGTGTGCCTCAGTTGTGCATCACTTAGCTATACAGTTTGCTCGACGTGTCTCTCATGCGCTGCATAATCCCAGGGAGGCGTCTTTGCACCGTAGCCCTGCCAAGATACAGTTCCGTCGCGACGTCCACCTGTGGAAGCTTATCCACAAAGTAGAGCTGCGCAATTTTTGCGTCTTCGAGGCCGAGATTCGATTGGTAAATAACCGTCTCCATATCCCGGCGCATCAGTCCGCCAAGCTCCGGCGGTAATTTGCATCTGGCTTGTGGAGCCATAGCCCCGCCCCCTTACTTCATCGCTTTTGCAAGTTTCTTCAAGAGGTCATCGCCGTACTTGTAGGCGGCGAGATAATCAATCGTGCCGTCGGTCAATCCGGCTTTCTGCCGGATGGTCTTCTTTGCTTCTTCAACCTCGGTATCAACCTTCACGGTATCGTATTCCACCCACGGGAGCTTTCCGTGCTTCTGCCAATTGCGGGCGTGGTAGCCTGCTTTCGTGCCGATGTTCTGCACAGCGGTGATTTGCACGCCGTTGTCCCAGATCGGGGTGCATTCGACCGCCAGACCGTCCCCGATGTACATGCCCCAGTGGCCGGGCATCCAGAGACCTTCGCCGGGAATCAGCTTGTCCCATCCGATGCCGGACACGGCGTAGCACTTGGCGATCATGCCGTCGGCGGAGACATCCGGAACGCTGTTCGAGGCATACCTTGCACCGCCATAGTAGGCGTTTTTGTTGCCGTCCCAGCCCCAGAGAATGCCCTTCGTGAGGTTTACGCAGTCAAAGCCATAGACAACTTTTCCGATGAGGCTGCGCAGATATGTGACTCTGCCGCCGGTGTACCAGTCCGGGTACTGTGCGGATTTCTCGTCAATGATCGTTTCGCTCACGGGTGAGCCGAAGCAGCCCCACATGTAGACGGTCTTGTAGTTCTTCGCAACGTCAATGTGCCTGCGCACAAGCTCGGATGCTTTCATCATTTCTGTTCGCCCTCCTGCGGCGTGCCCGCACTGTCCAGCACGTCCTGCGTCTTCTGGGACTGGGTCCCGAAATAAAACGCAATGATTACGGCGTAGATCGTCATAAAGTCCTGCGAGATTTTGCCCACGACTGCCATGTAGGCGAACACGCCGGTCAGCACCAGCGTGACCAGAGACTTGACGCTGAGCAGGTTACCCAGCCGCTTTTTGATGTTTTCCATATGTACCCCTTTCATTCTACCGGTTCATTCTTTTTTGCGAATACTCTCTTGAAAGCCAGCAAGCCCAGTTCTGAGACTGACGCGCCGCCGGCGTAGCCGAGTACGTCAGACAGATCGACCGACGTACCCAGCTCCGGGTTGTGTCCAACTGCGATAAGGACAGCGATGGTTTTCAGCGCGCACGCCCAGATCAGCACCATCGTCAGAAGCCGAAGAAGGTAAATGACGATGGTGCGCGCCATCTCGCCTTTGCTCCACTTGCCTTTTACCCGCATATCTGCCTCCTAATTTATTGCGCACTGCTATGTCCGCACTGCGCCTCCAGCTGGTGCAGGAATTTTTTCACGTCGCCGTTCCCGCCCATCTTTTTATACTTCTCTCCGGCGATCAGGCGCTCTGCCATTGGCATTTCCTCCGACATGATGGTCAGCCGGAGAATTGCGAGATACTGCTCGTTCTGATGCGTCTGCATCTTGTCGAGCTTTTTGTCGATCTCTGCAATGCGCGTATCCTGCGTCGTGGTCTTCCCGCGCTTTTTCTGTATCGCGCTGACGACGGCATTGACGACCGCCGTCAGCGCGGACGAGCCGAGCACGGCGCAGACGAGGGTAACGATGATGGTCTTGGTGTCCATGTGTTCTCCTTTCTCGCCCTCGGGCGACTGTTATTCTTCCACATCCCACGCCTGCGGGTATTCTGCGAGACTATATGCTGTGTCCTGGTTCGCTTTGGTGAACTTACCGTCTTGCACGGCCCATTCCCCTGCCTTGTACGTGTCGTGCGCGCCCGTTGGGTGTACGAAGTTCCGCGCCGTCTCGCGTGACGTGCCGTGGTAGGGTCTGTTAAACGTATACCATGCAGAATTTCCTGGCTTGATATCCGGGTAAACCGCATTGTCGTAGTTCTGGAAACATTCCCACGGTTCACCGCCCACGCAGAATACGTCCCCGGCAACATGTTTTCCCTCCTGCCACTCGTCCCAGAGCGCCGAACATTTAATAATCTCGTCTGCCGTCTCGGGCTTTTTCTCGCTCATGAGCAGCTTCACCGCAAACGCCGTGGACGTGTTCAGATCGTAGGCAACAGGCGTTGCAACAACCGGCTGCGGCGTTGGGACCGGCGTATTCGTCAGAAGCCAGCTGCCGTCTTTGATGTCCTGTCGGAGATAATCGATCGGTGCGAACGTCCGCAGCTCGAAGCCGTTATCCGCGAAGACCACGACGGGACCGGTCAGCTCTGTCACCCCCGAAAGAGAATCGCCCGTAAACCGTACCGAGCCGGAGGTGCTGTATACCCGGACGTTCGCGTAGGTTTGATTGTTGTGTGTGATGTACATAGTGCCTCCTTATGCTGCGAGCATGTCATCAGCGACTATCATGTCACTGGGGAGAATGATTGCGGGTCGCACACCGTATGAAGTATATGAGGAGAGTCGATTTCGGCTTCCGGAGGAGTCGACGTACCACACGCTGAGTGCGTTACCGCCGTACGGGGAGCGGAGCCACCAGCCATAGGGCGAGCCATTGAAGTTTGCGATGCGCTTGACGTTGCCTCCAGAGCTTGCGGTGAAGTAGTCCAGCTTCGCGCCATCTACCGGGAAGTAGATGCTGTCACTTGTCGTGAAGCCAACCTCATATCCAGATAGTAGAAAAGCTTTTACAGACAATCCATTTGCACCGCTCTGGTCAGTACCGTTAGTACCGCCGTTCTGGCGGTACGGGATCTTTACCTGCTTGATAGCACTTTGGATGTTGTGATCGAACAGGCTTAAAAAATCACTGTTCAGATAGCTGTGAATGGTGCTGCTTTCCAGCTTGTTCGCATTGGCGCTGTCCCATGAGCGTTGCTCATAGATATCCTTCATCAACAGCCAAGTGCCGTCGCAGCTTGCGTCGTAGATGCTTGATGGCAGCCCCTGATGCACAACCAGCCAGTCCCACGGAGTGCCGTTCAGGTTCAGTTTGATACTGCGCCCAATTTCCAGATCAGACATTCTCGTTCTGTGCGGCGCAGGTCCACGTCTTAAAAAAACTCCCATCACAAACCTCCTAGAAGCAGAATGCGAAGGCTACGCCGCGGTCATAGTTTGCATCGGATTGGCTAGAGGTACCAGTGGAGTATACATTACAGAACATATAATCGTGGTCTGCACTCGGCGAGCGCTCTCGCCATACAGTCGCAGTACCGTTGAAAGTCTTAATACGGAAACCTGCTGCCTTATAATAGTCATACAATGTGCCTTCACCGTTCACAGAGCGGTCGACGATGCCAAAAATCTCTATTTCAGACAGCAAGAATAACTTGTCTGCGGTCGTGACAATGGTAGTGCTGTAGTCCCCCGCCGAAGTCAGCTTGTTCACCTCCCGAATGCTGTTTTGTACTTCCGTCGGCATCTTGGATAGAATGCCAGGTAGATGCTTGGTTCGCATGTCGCAGCTAGTCCAGCCGCCTTTATTGGTCGCGGCAAGGTTCATACGCTTCTTCTCGTGATAGCATTCATGCATCTGGAAGGTAAACGGGGCTTTGCCGGAGCCGTCGGCGTAGTCATCGTGGTTGATGCCGATAATGTCAATCAGATAGTCCGTGCCGCCGATCGTCATTGCCTTCTGATCTCCAACCTTCCACGTTGGGGGGACGATCCTTTTTTGGCAGGCAGTAATGATCTGCGCCCATGTGTTGTCCGCAAAATTTGCCTCATACGGATATTTAATCCCCGTAAACCATCTAGGACTGCGCCCACTCATCCGAACACCACCACCTTCACGGGGATATTCACCGTCGGCGCTTTGCCGATGCACTGCGCGGTCAAAGAGTTCGCGCCGACCACGTAGTTGTGAATCAAAGCAAAGCCCTCCAAAAGCGCCGCGTCTGCGTCCGGGTCCGTGCCCGAGAGAGCAACGTCCCACTGCGGATCTACATCGTAGGACGCTTTCAGCCCCGTGATCGTGATCGTCTGCGCCTGATACCCGTGTGAATCCGCAGCCCAGCCCGAGGCAAGCAGCGTGCCGGTGTACTGTTTTATATTCATAGGCTCATACACTCCTGTAATCAGCTCGCCCGCCGCGTTGTGCGCCGTCGCGCCCTTGAGCAGCGTCTGCGGCGTTACGGTGTCGGCGGTCAGGTCAAGCTTGACTTCGCCGTTAAGGGCGACTTTGTTGACTGCCATCTCAGCCTCCGATCTGGAGCGTCTGCCCTCCTGCGGCGTTGTCGGTGTAGGTTACGGGAATCGCCGCGACAGTCACCTGCGACAGATAGTCATACGTCTCATCCGGTGTCACGACCTGCTCGGCAAAGCTCGGCGTGACGTTCTTGTTCGCCTGTGCCTTGACCGCCTCACCGCCGTAGCTGCCCACCACGCCGAGAATGGTAATGCCGGTCTTGATATTGCCTGGGATAAGCTTTGCCTTTTCCGTTGGCTTGATGCGCGACTTGCCGGAGCCGTCGTGGAAGCCCATCGGAATAGCAAGCTCGTCGTCTTTCTCTGCGATGTCGAGTGTCTTTGCGCCGTTGTCCGGCATGTTGCCGGTCAGCTTCGAGCCGCGCGCGTAGAATGTCTTGCCTGCCAGAACCTCTGCAACCGCAGCGTCCGCGTCCTGCGAGTTTACGTCAAATTCGTTCGTGCCGGTGATCGGCGCGCCGGACTTGTCGTGCGCGGTGACGCCCTTTTTGAGATCACTCGCGACAATGGTGTCGCCCGACAGGTCGAGCTTGACCTCCGTGCCAACGATCAGTTTGTTTACATACTTGTTTGCCATATGCTCACTCCTAACTGTTCATATACTCGTCGCCCATGATGAGCGTCAGCCCACCGGCGGCGTTGGATACTTCGTACTGTGGAATCTTTGCAACGTTCACGTCGCGGGACAAAAGCCGGTTTCTGGTCGGCAAGACCACCGGCTCATAAGTCTTCGGCGTTACGTCGTATACGCCCTCATACGGCTTGCTATCTCCCGTGTAAACCACCTTCGCCGGGGCGATCTTCATCTTGATCTCCGGCTGGGAAAGCGTCATTTTAATCATATCCCGTCTCCTTCAAAAAACGCTTTGCGTCCGTCTGCACGATTTCAGCCGCCATCGGGTTTCCGTCGCCATCTGTTAAGGCAAGCTGTAGCCTTACGGTGCTTGCTTGCAGCCGCATCGCGTCTGCATACGGGATTTTTACAAGCAGGTGCGTTTCGTCGACTACTGTAGGTTCATACTGGAAGAAGGAACATCCCTGCCTCACGTAAAACTCAATCTTCGTCGCTTTCGTCAGGTCAGTTCCCTCTACTTCCACCGATAAAGCGTTCGCGATTTTCTGAAACACTTAATCACCCCCAGCCTGTGCTTCAAAAACATCCAGCTCGTTCTTCGCCTTGATAAACGTCGTCGTGTCGTCCGACAGGGAAATCGTTGGCAGCAGACGTACATCCGTCGAGTAGTCGTGGTATGAGATCAGTCCCCCTCCGGATGCCAAAACGGTATCCCCATCTGCCGATAAATCATGTGCGTAAGCGCCAGCAGGAAGCGCGGCAATGTTCCATCCTAAACTTGGGTCGCTGGTTGTCTCTAATTTGATGTTTGTTCCACCAAGTGCAAGAAGTCTTTCTGTTGCAAGCAGAGCGGAATTTACGTTGTCTATCGAATGTATCCCGGCTGTCCCCTCTGATACCCAATCCGTAAGGTTGCTGGAACTCATCACACCCGTTCCGCCGTCTACTGCAACCCAGTATCTTCCTGAATAATAAACGACAGATGTAGCATTTTGGTTGAGCGATTCCGTAGCACCGACTAAGCCTTTACTTGTCCACGAACCAATAGGCACCGTAGAAGCCCACACAGCAGCTTTCAATTTTTGGTTGGAAGCAGAGCTTCCGACAACTGCGAGCCACTGTCCATTCACATAGCTCAGTCTGCTAACACATGCGAAAGGATATTGGAAGATCAGTTTTGCCGTCCACTCTGTTGCATTCTGAGGGTCGTCCGTATAAAAAATGTAACGTGCTGTCGGAAATGCCCAGTACGTTCCGTCTGTAGCCAATCCTTTGATATTGGGGCGCCAATCTGCTATGTTTGACTGCCAACCAGTATATGACGCCGTTTTTCTTGTCCACGCGATTCCATCCTTTGAAGATAGCACTTGAATCTTACTTATTGATGAAATAGTGTTGTGAAATTGGTAATCGCCCCTTGTATCAAAAACGGCTACCAAAAGATCATCTGAAGCCACCATTTGGACAGGTGCGCCTCCACTGTGCGCTCCGCTGCTAGGTAACGACTCAGAAACAGATACCGTTTCTGTGTGTACAACCGTGTATGGTCCTGTTGCCTGTTCCGATGCCGCAACGCTTAATGTGTACACATATTGTGCGCTTCCGGAGTTCTTAGTGTAATAGCAGCCAGCAACGTAAAACTTGCCATTGAACTTCACGACCCGTGACATTTCTTGAAAGTTCGGAGCCGTTCCGACTGTTATCCCGTCCCATGTGACTTCTCCGACCGTATTTCGTAGAATCTGGCACAGCGTCGGATATTCCGCAAACGTCACCTGAGAGCCGTCGCACGGGAGCCACGCGTCGCCCAGACTCAGCGCCGGAGAGGTCTTCACCGTCCCAATGGGTTCTATCCTGTCCGGCATATGCCGCAATGCGTCGTCCACGAAGGGATTAGACACCGGAAGCCGGAGAAAGCGCCCCGTGGAGTCCTGAAGCATTGTGCGTGTATTGAACGGCGTGCCGGTATCGTCCGGGTCGTCGGCACGCGTCATGTCGTAAATATTTTCCTGTCCGGCAACGGGCTTGAGCTTTACCCGCCCCGGAAATTTTGGAGTTCGGTCTTTCATGTTATCCCCCCATGTCTCCTGCGTATAGTTCCGCGTCGGCATAAATCCAGCCGACCTCCCGGCTCTCCAACACGTCATCTACAGCGATGATCGTCTTTTCAATGTTGTTCGCGCCTTCCCAGTCTAGGCCGTTGATCTTTGCCGGAGGGCGCGGGGCAGGATTGACAACTGCGTCGTATACGGCGTTCGCGGATTCGATATAAGCGTCCATAACGTCTTTGTCGAGAACTTCGTCAGAACCATAATCTTCCCGCACTTCTGCCGGAACGTCGATACAGTGCGTTCTTAGCCGATCACGGATGGTGATAAGCGCCGTGCCGACGCGGTTCAGGTCAGACGCTTTGTAAGAGCCTTTCAAGCCAGTTTCAAAGTCTGCCTTTTCCTGTTCCGTGAAGTCGCTCCACAGCTTCTTGTAAAGCTTCTCAGCATAGGAAGCGTCAGCCTGCGTCCGGTCTGTAATCAAGGTTTTCATAATTCTCATGCAGAAGCCCCCGTTCCGACGATTTCGCACTCAGCCGCCGCGATGCCGCTCAGTTTAATGCTCATGCTCGTTATCGTCCCGGTAATGTGGTCATCCCACGGAGTTGTGGTGTCTACGTAGTCACCGGGAAGCTCCTTGTCCATGACGATCTGAACGCTGTGCGTCTGCCGCCGCATATAATAGTCAAAGACGTGCTGTGTCACCGCTGCAACATTCGTCGAGTTGACAAGCGTCGCGTCTTTGACCTCGATGACGTTTGGCTTCGTGGATGCCGTAATGTTCGGATTCTGTTTTACCGTGACCGCCGTCGTGTGGTGGTAGGTCTTCCCGCCGACCTCAACCGTATCGCTTCCGCTTCCGGACGTGCTGTACGTGTGCGCGGTAACTCTTACCTCGGTCACGATGGCAGACTGGCTGACTTCGCCGCCGACGTAGAGCCGGTTCATAGGAATCACCGTCGGCGTTTCCTCAGACAGTCTCCATACCTTCACGTTTCCTGTTCCGCTGGTGTCCACCACAGCTCGAAGTGCAAACGCCACCTGCTGCAAAGCTTCCCTTCGCGTGCAATCAGGAATGTATCCTGTTAGCTTCTCGGTCTGTAGTTCCTCCGAAAGCTCCAAAACGAAATACCCGCCGAGGATACTTTCTAAAACCGTTTTCGCGTTTGCTTTGGAATAAACAACAGCTGAGAATGGGTCTTCGTCCAGAATCCCCAAAGCGTCGATGCAGGAAACGTTGTATACGTTTTTGCTTACGCGGGTAGATTCATCGATGTAAAACGTGCCGATTTTCGTCTTTCCGTTGTACGCATAAACGGGCTGCTTCTCTTGGAAAATAAAATCAATATCTTCCATGCTGTCCAGCGTGAAATCCAGCGTGTTAATCGCCAGCTCGTCGGATATGATGTTCAGTTCTTCGGTCGCCTCAACGCTCCGAAGCTCCTGCCGCTCGAACTCTCGAACGATGCCGAAAAGAATCAGGGAGATTTTAATGGGTCGGTTTGGCAGATTCGTTTTGTTGAACTGAATCTTGATTTTGTTGTACAGCTCTACAGTTCTCTCGCAGAAGTAATTTCCGGAGTTTGGAAAGAACTTCTGCGCGGCAAGCTCCGTGCTCCCGTTGTACCACGAAAGATCGAGGTCGCTGCAATAGTCCCCGGTTTCCCCGTCAAATTTGAAGTAGATGCCGAGGGACGTAAACTGCCCGTCAAGAGATATCTCAATGGTAGGAGGTGTTTGGAACGTACAGTCTGCGCCGCTCCGAGGTGTCGACCAGAAGCCGACTGGCTCAGATTTTGGCTTGAGCTTTCGCGTGCCGTTCAGCACCCATTGATTCTGCTCCGTCGTTGCCACTGGCCCCTCGAACGCCCCGAAGGGCAGAAGCGAGGTTTTTGAAATACCCATAGCCTCGCTTGCTGTCACACTCGCAGCCGCCGCAGAACCAACCGCAACGTCTTCATACACAACTTTTACACTCATAGCGGCGTCCTCTTCGGCTTCATTGCGACAAAATTAAATGTAAGGTTGCCCCATTCGTTCTTTTGCCCGTAAGCTGTCAAAAGTTCATCGTCTCCGTTTGCAACATACGCATCGAAGGTCAATGTCCCTTGCGCATACGGAACGGTTAGGGAATGGCTGTCGACGGGTGCGGAGATTGCTTCATAGAACCTGTCGTATTCCGCCGGGTCAGTTCCAACCGGGTCAAGCTCCACGCTGTAGTTGTAAAACGTACCGATGATGTCGCGCACCATCGCGCCGGTCATCACGCGCCCCGCATTATCGCCGTCCAGAACCGCAAAAGAGCGTTTCAGCCTGGTTACATGCAGGTTCGGATACGCCGTTCCGTCGAGGGTCAAAACACTCGTCATGCTTTCACCCCCGCAAGCCTTACGCCTACACGCTGCGTCTCTTCGTTGTTCGCCTTATAGACAGCCCGTGCAAACTCTCTGCCGTTGAGCTGCAAGATGATCGTCTGCGACCGTCCGCCGGATTCGTTCATAGCCTGTTTGAATGCCTGCACCATTGTCTCAAGCGGCGTTTCGATGTTCGTTCCGCTCTTCTGGTCGCCCAGCACCGCCATAAACTCCCGGTTCGGAGGGATGACTGCGCCTTCTGCCAGCCTCGGGAGTGCTACTTTACTCACCGGTGGGATATTAAAGCCAAACGATTTGCCACCGATAACCGGCACCCAATCCGGAATATCAATGTGAATTTTATTCAAGCAGGAAATGAGGAAGTTAATTCCATCAATGATTCCGTTAATTGCCGCTTCGAACACGCCGATAAAACCGTTTAAGGCATTCTTTGCAAGGTTTGCCCACCATTCCGACGTAAACACGGGCGCAATGTTTTTATCCCAGAAGCTTTTTACCGCTGCCCAACAGGATTTGATTTTGTCTATAATGAAATTCCAATTTGGGGCAATCGCCGCTGCAAGACTTGCACCGCCTGCCGCCAGCAACCCAAGACCAAGAGGAATTCCGGCACCTGTAAACAGGAGAACCGCGCCAAGCACAAGCAAAGATACGCCAAGTAAAGCAGTTATTACGCCGAGCGGACCGCGCAGTTTGCTTTGAATCGTGTCCCAGTTTGCCGTGATTGCTGCCCTCAATCCAACTGCCCCCGCTGCCATTAGAGCAATACCGAGTGGAATATTTGCGCCGGAAAACGCTAACACAGCGCCCAATGCAAGCAATGCCGCGCTTACAAGCGCTGTTACAACTCCTATTGGTCCTTGCAATGCCTGTTTAATGCTGCCCCAGTTAATTGCTACAACAGCTGCAAGTCCAACAGCACCCGCCGCCATTAGTGCGATGCCAAGCGGTAAATTTGCACCGGAAAACGTGAGAATCGCGCCAATGACGAGCAGCGCCGCACTCACAACTGCCATGATTTCGTAAACATTTTCCTGAACAAACTTTTTAACAGCGCCCCAGTTGATCGCAGCGGCTGCGGCAAGCCCAGCTACGCCCGCTATCATAAGCCCTATGCCAAGAGGCACATTTGCCCCGGTAAACGTCAAAATTGCGCCAATTACCAGCAGTGCACCGCTTACGATTAGCGTCAGTTCCGTGATAACCGCCTTTAGTTCTGCGACTGGTCCTTCCCAATTAGCGGCTGCTACAGCTGCAAGCCCAATAGCGCCCGCGATAATCAGTCCTAAACCGAGAGGAACGTTTGCACCGCTGAATAGCAAAATGGCGCCAAGTGCCAAAAGCGCCGCGCTCACAATGGCTGTGATTTTACCGATCTGCCCTTGCAGCAGTTCAGCGATTCCGCCCCAATTTTCCGTCACAGCATCGTAGATTGCCAACGCTCCAATTGCCATCAACGCAAGCCCGAGCGGAATGTTTGCGCCGGAGAATGTCAAGATTGCACCAAGCGCCAAAAGCCCTGCACCAAGAAACAGTTCCGTAATCGCGGTGATCTGGTCTTTGATTTTAGATGCGAAATTCGGTGCAATCCCACCAGACGCGCCAGCACCTCCGATGCCGCCCGCGCTTTCGTCCGAATTGCTCGACAGCTGATTGATTTCGTCAAAGCTTGCCATCGACTTCCCAGCTTTTTTCGCCGCGCTCCCGACGCCTTCTAACGCCTCTTGCTCGTCATATAGAGACTTTGCAGCCGCTGCCGACTTTTCGTAAGTCGTTCCAAAAATCTTAGACACGATCCTAGCCAGCAATGTTATGATGCGAGTCAGTACGTTAGCGAGCGTTATAAACGCCGGAATTACGACTTGAAGAATCGGTTGCGCCAGCGTCAGCAACGCGCCTTTCAGTCTTGCGACCGCAGCCCGTGCCTCCTCATTTTTCATGATTGTTTTCCCGAGCCAAGTCCGTAAACTTTGCAGTGCCCGAGTAATCAGGCTGAAAACAAGAACGCGCTTAAAAAGCCCGGAAACACGCTTACTGAACGTGTTCATGCTGTCGGAAACCTTCTTCGCGGCGGTCTCCATTCGCTCTGTCGCGCCGCTTGCGTTTGTGATTTGCTCCGTGAGTTCTCCGGCTTTTTGCTTCGCAGCGTCCAAAGCAGAAGTCTGCGCGATCACTTTGTCCGTGATTTTTGCATATTTCCCGTCCAAACTCTCAACGATCTTGTCCTGTTCTTTTAAGATTGCTTCCTGCTCTTTGATTTGCGCTGCGACTTCCGTCTGCCGCCCGTATGCTGTGATATAAGCATCCGGAGACGCAGACACCTCGCCAGACGTGATCTGCCGAAGCCGCTCAGATTCCGCCCGCAACGATTTCAGCGCATTTTCTGCCTGTTTTGCAGATTCTTTCGCTGCGTCAAGCTGAGATTTCAAGCCACTCTGCTCACCGGTGCTTTTTTTCAGATCAGCTTCCATCTTGTCGATTTTCGCTGTCAGTTTATCAAGCTCCTTCTGCGCGTTTTTTGCGTCGACCTCTGCTTTAACAACGATTCTTCCATCTGCCATTTTCTCACCACCTTATTTTGAAATGCCCCATGCGGCCAGAACGTCCTTTTCGGACTCTGTATACGTCGTTTTCAGATCGATAATATCCCTGTTTTTCCGGTAGAATTCCCTGTCCTGTTTATCCAGAGACTTCCCGTGCGCTTTTTTATCGCGTATGCGGACAACTTGAGCAAAGAGACAGTCACCGATCTCCTGATAGAAGCTCAGAAACGAGTACCAGTGTAGATATTCCAGCGCCCGCACCTCACACCCGGCAATCCGGTTGATCGGAGCAATAATGATGTCAAAATCCTGTTCCCACGACATCAATGCAGGTTCGTGTTTCTTCTCTTTCCGATCTTGCCCCCGGTCAATAAACCGGAAGCATTGATTTAGGGCCTCCTGATAGTCTCCTGGAGGCATTTCGTCGAAACCGGGATAAAAAATCTCTAGTGCCGCCTCGGCCTTGAGATGGTCATCCAACTCGTTATCGGTAAGAGCGGTGAGGATATCCAACACCGCTCTATAGTCCGACCGAATTCCGTATTCTGTTCCGTTTACATCAACCGAGGTCGGCAGCGACCAGATTACTTTTTCCATCGCTCCGTATACTTCTTGATTCTCGGGTCAGTAAGTTTCTTCTGGCGGGAGAACGTCGTATCGATCTGATCAATGACGGAAAGCATCAGATTGCACCAGACAGGAAGACCGTCGGCCATTGCATAGACGTTCATCGTGCCAAACAGGGGCGCGCAGATCGGCTTCCCGAAGAGTCCATCCAGCATGTCGCGCATTTCTTGGTCTCTACGGCGCGCAATCTCAAAAATTTCCTTTTTGTCTGCGCAGCGCTCAACTTCTGCCTTGTACGCGTCCTGCTTTTTGTCCAGTTCTTCAAATGTGTTGTAAATTTTCTCTACAACTTCGCTGTCCGTAGGGTTGAATTCAATCGTCACAGCGTCGTTGATGTTAAACGCCACTATGCCGGTGTCAAATCTAATTTCTGCCATCTATTGCTCCCCCTTATTCCGAATCCGCTGTAAATGTTACCGTGCCGCCAGCGCCGACCGCCGCCGTGCCCGTGGTTCTGTTGCCGCCAAGCGTGACGTCGATAGGCATGCCGACATAGCCGCCGCCTTCGCCGCCGAGACTCGAGGGCTTGACCATCGTCGCATCGTACCGTTCGGCGAACGCCGCTGTCTTGGCCGTTCCCGCGTAATGGTGGACGATAAGCACATCCTGGTTCGCAAGAGCTGCGGCGTCCTGATCTTTGACCGCAAGGTTCCAGATCTTCGTAAGCGCAGCGTCGCCCGCGTCGAGTTCGCACGGCTCAAAGCTCTGCGTAATGATCGGCTTCTTCATTGTTGTTCTGGTCGTGCCGAGGATATCCTTGCTGGAATCCTCCTGCCAGTCGTATTCCATGCTCGAATCCGTGACTCGAGTGCCAAAAGGCGACCAAACCGGCGCAGTCGCGGAACCCGTGTTCAGGTACGCGATGAGTAATTCTCTGTCTACCGGCTGGCCGCTCGTGGTGTTAAAAGTAGTTTCTGCCATTTATATCACCTCGTAAGTCATCTTCATTAAAATTTGGTGGTCTTCTGTTCCATCATTGTATCGGGCGAACATCGCCGCGCGGCTGGATACGTCCATACGCCGGACGCGGATGCCGTCACCCAAAGACGGATAATTCTGCATTGCCCAATCCCCGAAGCGGTTCAAAACTGCGTCGGCTTTCAGGCGCTTGTCGTTGCTGCTGCCCGGGAAGATGCGGGCGATAATTTTGAACTGGTATTCTGCCTCATGCCCGCCGAGCAAGTACCTTTTTGTGATGTACGCACCTTGAATCACGGACAGAGCCACGCTTGCGGAATCGGCGGCGAGGAATTCGTAGTTGATCGTCGCAGCCGGCATATCGTCATCTGAAAAGGAATTCGCCCATACCATCATCTTCCGCGATATGTCCTGTTCTTCCTCGGAAGAAACAAGCTTTTTTTCTTTTTCAGAGCCCATTTTTCACCGCCTTATCTGCAACTCGAATCCATTTGTCAAGGTTCTCAGCCTTTGAAGCCTCGAACCAGTGTGATTGTGCCTGCGCGTGTCCGGAGGTCGTGAACACAAGGTTTTTGTCTGTCAGTACCTTCGTCCCGCCTTTTGGCGCGTATGTGCTGCCAGTCTCCGGGTCAACCATGGCTTTTCCGTAATACAGAAATCTTGCATACGGTCCAGGATAGACGATCGCATTACCGTCCACAAGCGTTCTCTGGTCAAGAGAGCCCGTCAGGAACGGCACATACGGGCTTGTGTCCTTTTTTACCTGTACAGCAACAATGTGTTCGGCTTTTGTACAAGCCCGTGCTATAACCTCCTGAAGCTCGTCAAAGCCGTCGGTTTTCACACTGAATTTCAGCATCACGTGCCTCCGACCTGCCAGTGCCGCATGGAAGGACTGCCGAAGTCCTTCATGTCCACCTTTGTCACTTTGTACACATCGTCGTAAAACATTTCAATCTGTTCTTCCGTCTTGTCCGGCTCGACTACTTCACCTTTCACAAAGAAGGTAGTGCCGCCGTTACCGTCCGTGGATAGCGTCCAGATTTTGCTTTTATCAGTTGCTCGCCAGAACTCTTGCGGTCCGACATAGCGCTTCACCGCGCCTGTCACGCCGTCTACGGCTGGCGAGGAAAACGGGATGTACAGATTCACCGCATCTGCACCTTCAAGCCCGCTCGCGCGGACGTTGGCAGCTTTCGACGCTTGGAGCATTACGCCGCGAATCACTGTGATGTAGCGCTTCTGCGTGTCATTGAAATCCTGGTCTTGCTCCTGCGTGACGTTGTAGATGGTTACAGTGTGGGGGGCGTACATGCTAAACACCTGCCTCTGTAAAGAAGCCCGGTATGGGCTAGGTATTCACGTGCTACGCTTGCAAGGGCGTTCTTCGCCTCGGAAGCCGCTTTCAATGCAGCTACGGAAGAATCGCCGCCGCTGCGAAGCGTCCGGGAATAGCCGCCTACAGTCTCGCTCTGCAATTCTCCTTCGTCAGATGCAAGCCCGGCGGACACATTCTTTCTGGCAAGCTCCTGTGCCGTGTCGATCAGCATATACTGGTCGACTAAGGCGCAGCAGCACATTTTCATAGCATCCAGCTCTGCAAAATCCTTTGCTCGGTTTTGCGTGTAGTAGTCAAGGAAGGAACTGGCGCGTGTCGCCAATCTGCAAAAGCTGTCAGCGTCTACCGTTCCCTTGTAGATATCGCAGTAGTACTCATAATCGGCGTATATCATTGCGCCAGCTCCTTTCTGTTACGAACCTACCGTCACAGTGGCCGTTCCGGTCTTCGTGCTGTCCTGCTTGGACTTTGCGGTAACGGTAATGCTCGCGGACGTCTCGTTGGAAGCGACCGTCAGGATACCGTTTTCCGAAATGGAAGACTTCGCGCCGCTCTGGCTCCACTCGACATCGCCGCTCACGATGCCTTCACCAGCAACAGAAGCCGCAAACGCCTTGCTCGCTCCCTTTTTCACGGTTGCAGTAGCAGGGGATACAGTCACCGTAGATACTGTGCCAGTCTTTCCATAAACAGAGAACGGGAACGGGTTGGCAATGTCAACGTTGTAAGCGTTGACCGGGTTTGCGATTTCCCAGCCGAGACGCATGACCGCACGGAGAGCGACCATATCGTTCTGCATGAGGTTGTAGGTGATTGCCTTCGTGCTCGGGTCCTGAATGACACCCTCGGTGAAGATCTTAAAGGTCATGTCCTGACGGATGGCGTATACCAGCTGCGTCCAGTCACCGACGATCATCTGTGCCTGTGCCGGGTCAAATGCGCCGTTCATCGGGAAGTACATATCCATACCATCCAAACCATAGCGCGTTGCGCCCTGCATGTCGGACTTGAAGATGGGCTGACCTGTCGTGTCCTTCAGCCCGCGCAGCTTGCCGCGCATCTGGATTGCGGCCATAACGCCGTTCGGGTTGAAGCCGTCAAGTTCTACCTTCGCGATAAGACCGCCTTCGCCCATGATGTCGGTAAATACATCAGAGCTTGCCGCAACTCCGTTACCAGCAGCGATAGCGGAAGGAACGACGCCATCGCGCCACGTGGTTGGCTTGTTCGTGCCAAACAGGATGGCAGCGTCAATGACCTTTCCGAAAGCTTCGGTCAGTCTGGGTCTTACCTCGCCCCAGATGTCATAATCTGCGTCATCCAGTGCTGCTTCTGGGATGGGGACGATAACCGCGATTTCCTCGGCATAGATTTTCTTCTTGTCCCACGCCATCTTCGTGGTCTGCTTGAAAGCCTCACCGGCTCCGGTATCGGTTGCTTCGCCGTTGACGAAGTACGCAGAGGGAAGCGCGTCGAGGACGTTGATGGTCTGCGTCTTGCTGGACATATTCGCCAGTCTCTTCCCCATGCGAAGGACTGCGGATTCCGCGATAGCGCCCTGCATGATCTCGCGGGTTACGGGTTCCGGAATAAGCCCGGAAAGTGCATTTCTGTCAATAATATTCGGCATATGATTCTCCTTTCGTTATTTCAGAGCGCCCCGAATCAGGGCGTTCATCGTGCTGTTCATGTTTGTTTCTTTGGTCCCACCGCCTGCCGGTGCTGTCCAGTCGAACGTCGCCTTCTTGCGATTCGCTGTAAGCTCGTCGACAGCCTGTTCGAACGTGATCTTGTCAGTGACCATCTTTGTAGCCTTGAATGCGATAAACTCAGCGTCCTCGCCGCTCAAGCCCTTGCTCAGGACGTATTTGTCCCGTTTGAGCTGTTCGGCTTCAGCCTGCAATGCAGTCAGTGCCGCCTTACTGTCTGCAAGGTCTTTTGCCTGCTTTGCCTGCCGTTCCTGTTCGGTCTGCTGGCTGTCTTTCCATGTCCGGTATGCGGTAATCTCTTCCTCGCTGGGGTATTTCTTCCGTTCTCTGTCAAGCCTCGACTGAATCATCTTGTCAACGTCAGCCTGAGTAAACGTTTTTTCCTGCTCTTGCGCAGTGTTTTCCGTGCCCTGCACGTTGGTTTGTTCTGCCATAAAAATCTCCTTGTTTAACGTCCTGTCGGACAGTGTTGATAAATAAAAAGAGCCAACCGACAACAAATCGTAGTCAGTTGGCTCCATTCAGCCCTTCCCGGCGAACATTTACGCCGTGGGAATCTATTCAGTTTTCAGCCGTTTTCGCTGAATTGTCTGCACAATGATATTTCCTTCCTTATCCCGTAGGAGTTCTACACGGAAACCAGCCGCAAGCGCCCGCTCAATGGCTGTTTTTAACTTTTCGTCAATCATATCAGTCACCTTCAAGCAATCTCGTAAGCGTACCGTTCACATCATCTTCGACAATTTCCCATTTGCCAGGCGGCGTTTCGCCGTTGAGCGGCGCAGGGGCGGACGCGGAATAAAGGTAATCTTCCCCTTCGTCGTCGATGATACGAAGCAGGTCATATTCGATGCCCGTGCATTCGTAGGTCTTCCCGTCCGTCAGCCCGAGAACTCCTCCGCCAAACGTTGGTCCTTTATATCTCACCTTCATTTCTTCTTCACCCCTTTCAGCTTCTCTTCAAAGTGCTCTCCATTGCGTTCAAACCAGTGAACATCATACCGGAAATTTTCTGTTTGTATTATACCGCCCATTTTCCGCCATTGCAACGGCTCCCCACCGTATTTCCCGGAAAGGAACTCCGCCGCTCTTAGTTGTTTGCCGGAATCTCCGCCAGCTATTTCACGGATAGAACTTATTTCTGAACCTTTCGGGACAACGCCGTTCACGACATCAGATTTCACATCAAGTGTTTCTTGTAGCCGCATGACTGGTTTTGCCGCTTTCGCCGCGCCCGCTGCAGCCTCGGATTTTGCATCTGTATATAGCACATTCAATCGTTCCGGCTGTTCCGGTAGCCCTGCCGCTTTGCTGAACCTACTATATTCATCGTTCAGACGCCAAAGCTTTACGTTTGCGGCGGTCGCGTCCTCGGAAAGCCCAGCTTCTTTGTATGCGTTTCTAAGCTTTTTCTGCGCGCGGATTTGACGTTCTATGCGGCGCTGCATCTGCGTCGCTTCATAGGCTGTGTAAGTCTTTCCGTCAAACGTGCAGCCAAGACCATCATCGATATGCTCAAGCTGTTCGTCGGTGTAAGTCCGCTCCGAAACTCCCGGAATAAACGGGTATTTGTGATGCCTACAGTTTGCACCTGTCAGACCGTCAACATATCCGTAACCGGTCGTTTCCACAAGGTCATCGTAAAGCCCCAGCGGGTCAGGTTCGCCGCTTTCGCTCTGGTAATAGACTTTCCCTTGCCACTCCTTGTGGCTTGACCACGGCGAAGCACCCGGCTTGTCACGCGCCCCAGAGTGCGCAGACACTTCAAAGTATCGCGTCTCAAGGTACTCTGCGCTTTGGTTCGTGTACTGGTCGCAGATCTGATTCACGCCAGTCATGACAGCTCTCCGAACAGAAACGTCGATGTTGTCAACGTGTCCGCTTTCGTAGTTCACGACTTTCAGCCCACCTGCAAGCTGCTGCACCGCAGACTTGATCGCCTGATTGTAGCTGATTGACCCGCTTTGAATCTGCATAACAGCAGAATCCAGCGCCCACTGATACGCACGAGCGGGCGGAAGCATCGTCCGCCCATTGTTTACCAGAAAGCCCATAGACTGCGTGATATTTCGCAACGTTTGCCGAGTTTGTTCGTAAACCGCCCACGTGTCTTCTACGCTCACCAGCGTTTCAGGCTGTGTCAGCCCTGCCATGTCAATAACCGCTGTGTAATACTTCTGGTTTCTGGCAATAACATCATCAAAAAGCTCCTTGAGCTTCTTTTCACTGATTACAGAAGTCTTGCGGATTGCTTTTTCAATCTCCTTCGTGTCGATACCATGCGAACGAAGAGACCGGATTGCCTGAACAGTCACTTCGTTCAGCTGGTCTTTCAGCGCAAGCCTACTGCATATTTCATCGAGAAGCGTATCTTCCAATCCTCGGAACAGTTCTGCCAGATCCTCTGGGAGCGCATCAAGGAGTTCTGGGGTAAATGGATACCGGCTCATCTTTCACAACCCCAAAAGTCCCAGTGTTTTCTCCAAATCCCATTACTCGACCTCCTTTTCTTCCTCGGTTACCATGTCCTGCGCCTTCGGCAGCGCCGCCTTTGCGGTCGCCTCGTCCTCATTCATCCACTTCATGCGGAACTCCCAGTCGTTCATGATGCCTGCGCTGAGAAGCTGCATATCGCGGGAGAAGTCTGTAGCTTTGTCTTCGATGATGGAATCGTCAAAGTCAATGCTGATCTCCACGTCTTCATTCAGACCGGCGTTCATAGCTGTGTTTCCCAACCGAAGCAGAATCCGGCACAGCTCAACTAGCGCTTGTTCCAGCACAATTTCATGTTTCTTAATGGTGCGGAACATGGTGGAGTTTTCGCTGATAACTTGCGTTGCTGTCGCGACGCTGCCGCCGTCGAAACGGTAATAGGTCTCGCCGAAGCCGCACTTACTGGACAGTACGTTCAGTTGGTCTTGAAGTCCTACATTCAGCTGCTCGGTTCTCAGCGTCGGAGAAATCGTCTCTACCACGTTCCCTTGCTGCGTGTCCTCCGGAAGCAGATAGAAACGCCGGTCGTTGTCATCAAGCGTCGGTTCGTCATCTTCCCACCTTGTGGCGGGCATTTTGACCATCATCATCATGGGGCCGTTCTCGAACTCATTGACGTAACAGTCGTAGGCACAGTCAACGCCGCGCAGAACGTCGATTGCATTTGCATACACAGGGATACCAACCGGAAGCAGGTAATCAAGATTGTTTGCGATGTTCGGTCTGTCGATGACGAACTGTCTCTTGTCGCTTCCCGTATGTACCACAGGGGGGATTCGCTCAAAGCCCGGAACATCCGTCAAAAGCGCATCGGCAAGCGTTTCGTTTTCGTATCGGTAAATGCTGTTCTCGATGACGTAAAGTCCGTTTTCGTCTTTCCGGTGAATCTGCAAATACAGATAGTTTTTTCCAGCCCGTGTGACCACGCTGTCAAAAGCACACTCTGAAATAAAGCCATTCTGCCAAGCCAGCGGAAAAATGTGCTCAATGGTCACATAGTCAAGAGCGATACCGGAAACATCGCCCGGAACGGTCTCTCCGCTCTCGTTGACCGCTTGGCCGACCACACGAGGGATATACGCTACAGTTCCGAGTGCAGATTTCATTTCCTGCATTTCGTTCGCCTTGACCGTGAAGTTGTTCTCCGTCAGGACGCTATCAACGAACGCCTGTTCTTTCTGCCCCTCAAGTGTGATCTGGACTTTCTCGTTCATCAAGAGGTTAGCCCAGTCCTCGCAAACCTTTTTCGCCATACCTAGACTCGCGCGATTGCACTTCGTCCACTTATGGCCGTTATATCGCCGGTACTGATGGAACCCCTTGACTTTGCCGACGTACCACGACTTCCAAAGGGACACGTATGTATAGAATTCCTCTGGGATTGTCGTATACCCGAGTTCCTTTAATTTATCGATAACCGTCATGCAATAACTCCCATTCTACGGCTCACAGGCTCTAAGGCGTACCTTGTCGCATCAATCAAATGATTGTTTGCGTCCGGGTATCCGCTGATTATATCGCCGTCTTTGTTTCTCTCATATTCGTAGCCCACGAACTCATCGTAGGCATGTGGCGTCCGTTTTCTATCAATTACAATCGTTCTTCTCTGCAAGAACTTCATGCCGTATTCGACCGAGCCGGGTCCCTTGACCGCCTCATACGCAGGCAATCCCATTGCCCGTAAGTCAGCCACGCTCTTTGGCTCCGCGCTGTCACAGATGACGCGCACATTGCCATATCCGCGCTGTTTGATTATCGTCGCGCTCTGCTCGTTCGAAAGCTTATTCTGGTATATCTCGTCAAGCAGGTAAATTGTTTCCCTCGCCTTGTCGTAATGCAGCCGGATAAATGCAAAGGGGTCTGGGAACCATCCGAAATCCACGCCCTGATAGATTTTATCGAATCTGGAAACTTCTTCGTCCGTGATCTCCCGAAGTTCGAGCCTGTCAAACACATTGCCGCCGGTGCCGACCGGGATACCGAGGTATTCATGCTGATACGCCCGCTCGTCAGTGGCTTTCAGGTGTTCAGCCTCGTCAATAAACTGCTGCCCCAGCCATTCAGGCGGTGCTTGCAGATATGTTGACTTGTGGCACAGCCTGTCCGCGCGTTCTTCCAAGCTGTCTTTGTTTGCCCAGTTGTCCCGGCTGATCGGCGGGTTATAGCTCTCAAAGTTCCAGAATTTAGAGCCGCCACGCATTGTTGACTGCAAAATCGTTCGTATTTCGGCGCGACCGGCGAACTGGTCTTTCTCTTCAAAGTGCGTCACGGCAATGTAGCCAAACGGAACCTTGATGGACTTTATCTTCATGGGATCGTCAGCGCCCCGGAACATGATTTTCTGCCCGGTAGGCTTGTAGATCAGCTCCATCGGGGAAACCTTTGCTTCCCAATATGCCGCCATGCCAAGCTCTCCGATTGCCCATATGTACTGCGCATAAACGCTATCGCGTATGGTATTCGCAACCTTTCGCAGCACAAGCGCGTGTGTGTTTGGGTTGTTTATCAGCAGCAGGGGAACGAGTACAGACACAGTGGAGGACTTCAACGACCCACGCCCGCCACTAAAATCGTAGTGCGTGTGACCGTGCTGAAACACGTCACGCGCCACACCGTAGAACGCAGAGCCTATTTTTTCAGACAGGCGGATGTCAGACATCAATTATCACCTTGACGCACTCTGTGTTGATGTTTTGCTCCACAACGTCTTTCTGATCGAGGTACTGTTTCCCAAGCCAGATAGCCATAGACGCATTCTTTTCAGCGAGCCTCCATTGCATTCTTCGCAGAGATATTTTCCCTTTACCCCTCTTTTTTGCGAATACTTCGGAGAAATGCTCCCCATAAGTTCTCTTGCACCATCCGTCTAAGGTTTTATCGCTTACATCAAGCGCGTCGCAGATTTCCAGAAGGGTACATTGAAGCCCGCACAGCGCCTCGAACTGCTTCTGGTCTATTTCCTTTTTGGGTCGTGCCATACGAGCCCTCCTTTCTTCGCTGGCGTTTGATAAACTTTTCCATGTCCCGCTTCAAATACGGGCTGGTTGTTTTGTCAATAATTCCCTGTGCCTCTTCAACCGTCACTCAGAAGCACCGCCTTTTCTCCTGTGAACTTCTCCCAACGATCAATGATTACATCTGCATACTTTGGGTCAAACTCCATGCAGTACGCGTGTCTTCCGTTCTGCTCCGCTGCCATAATCGTTGTGCCAGACCCCGCGAACAGGTCAAGCACATTCTCACCCGGCTTGCTGGAACATTGCATCTGGTAATCAAACAGCTTAATCGGCTTCATGGTCGGATGCTCCGCAGATTTGACAGGCTTATCAAAATTGAGAACAGTGGTCTGCCTGCGGTTTTTGAAGAAGTAATGCTTGTGGCCTTCCGTCCATCCATACAAGCACGGCTCGTGCTCGTCCTCTTCAATCTCGCTCTCGCCATACAGGCAAGGTTCATGTTTCCACTGGAAGTCCTGTCTCCCCATCACGAGGGAGTTCTTCACCCAGATCAGGCACTGTCTGACGCGCAGCATCGCGTCTTTACACGCACCGCGAAAGTTATACCCTTCACTGTCTGCGTGCCAGATGTAGAACGGTGCACCAGGTTTCATAACCATCGCCGCATTGGAGAAAGCATCCGTTAAAAAGCGCCTGAATGCTGTATCTTCCATGTTGTCGTTTTTGATTTTACCGGCGGCTCCCTGATAGTCCACATTGTACGGCGGGTCCGTGAGAAGCAAGTCCATCTGCACCCCCCCTGTGAGCTTTTGTACGTCACTCAGAGACGTACTGTCGCCACACATTAACCGATGCTCGCCTAGCTGGTACACATCGCCGAGTCTACTCTTCGGCTGCGCAGGAAGAACTGGATCATAGTCATCCTCCACAACAGAATCGTTCAGCTCGTCGCGGAGTCCCCAATCAAAGTCAAAAGCCGACAGGTCAAGCCCCGGCAGTTCGACCGACAGCAGGTCAAAGTCCCAGTCGCTCTCGTTGCTTTTGTTATCTACCAGCCGCAGGGCGTTCACTTGCTCCGGTGTCAGATCATCTACGCAGACGCACGGCACTTCTTCCATGCCCAGCTTCTTTGCCGCCAGAGCGCGGCAATGACCGATTACAATCACACCGTCCCGATCAACTACAATCGGCTGAACAAAGCCGTACTGCTTGATGCTTTCTGCAACGTTGTTGATCTGCCGTTTATCGTGTTTCTTTGCATTCTTCCCATAAGGCGTAATGCTATCTAATTTCAAGCTCTTTACTTCCATTTCATCCCTCCTTATTCACCCTTCCAATCTTCCTTTTCACGCTCCACCGGATTGCGGTTCCCGGTGGAGCTAAGAAAAAGGAGGTTCCGCAGTCCGCTGCGTAGCCGTAAGAAGGATGAAAGCGCAGAGGATACACCTCTACGCTTCCATTTTACCGTATTTTTAGGGCTATTTTGAAAATATACTTTCAAAAACTATTACTTTTCGTTCCCAGCAAGATAATCAAGCGATACGTCGAATATTTCAGAAAAGCATAGTAACACAGACAATGTGGGTTCCGCTTCTCCGCGCTCGTACATTCCTACCATCGGTCTTGACAAACCGCATCGCTCGCTTAGAACGTATCGTTTTATTCTTTTTCGTTCCCTCAGTTTTCTCAGCCTTTCTGGGAACACGCTTGCCTTGTCCTCCGTTTGCATCAGCCTCCTATCTCCCCGAACTCCCGAACCCATTGTCCCCGCGTTCCGTCTCCTCGAGCGAGGGGACCACTTCCAGTTCCGGCAGGATGCAGGGCAGTATAACAAGCTGCGAGATCTTATCGCCCCTACAGACCTTGTAGGGCTTGCTTCCGTGGTTGTATAGCTTGACAATGATGCTTCCGGTGTAGCCGACGTCGATGACCCCTTCGCTGGTGATTCCGTGTTTGACATTCAGACCGCTTTTGCTCTTGAGAAATCCCACGGTGTTTTTGGGCAGCTGGACATGCACGCCTGTATCAAACAATTCGCTTTCTCCGGGATAGATGTAAACGTCGTCGCTCGCCGAATACAGGTCTAACCCCGCATCGTATTCATGCGCCCTTGTGGGCATGAACGCCAACAAATCTAAAACAATTTTCATTTTTCCCACCAATCCTTGATTGTATCGTTCCGTTCGAAAAACGACTGAAAGAACGGACCGCAGAGCTTCTTAAGACTCGAATCCAGCCGGTGAATTGCATCGTCGGATTCCTTCTTGCCCAGCCATGCCACGCCGTATTCCGCGTCAAGCTGCTCCATTTTGTCCAGAAGTTCCTTTGCCTTCGCCGGGCTTTTGAGCATGCCCAGTTCATGCGCCGCCACAAAGAAAAGATCCGTCACCTTCTGCTTTCCAGCTTCCATACCGGCGGCAAAATATGCCTTGTTGCTTCTGCGAATACGCTTTGCCAGATCATTCGTTGTGCTCATAGCTGTATCCCCCTTATGTACTTATCAAAATACGTCACTGCCACCGCCATCGCCGCCCACATATCCGCTGCGAACCCGTAAAAGAAACCGGGGTTCTTCTTTGTTCCTTTCCCATAATTCGGCTCTCCGGGCGCGTAGCGGTCGACGAGGGCTTGTCTGATGTTCGCATCCTTCGCCGACGCTCTGCCACATAAGTAGAGCTTTTCTTCCCGGCGGAAGATCTTCTGTATCTGGTACCCCTTCCGGTAAAGCTCGGCATATTCCCAGAACCGCCCAATCCAGAAGCAGGTGTCAAACACCTCTTGCCCGACTGGCATTCCCATACCGGCAACCATTTCGATTGCCAAGTGCTGATACTCCCGGCAGAGAACGGGGAATATCTCCCCGTTCGGAACTTTCCCAACGTCCAGCACCTTCCGGATTTCCTTCCCGTCGTGCTCCGCCAGCACATAGCCGGATTGAATGTTGCCGGGGTCAATCGCAAGAATTGTTCCCACCTTGCAGCCTCCTTCCGGTCTCGCACGGCTTCATCTCGTCGCAATCACCGTATTTCGCGCAATGTGCTGCAAACAGCCCCTTGAACTCCGGCAATTTGTCGATTACAAGGCAGCACATCATTTTCACAGCCTCGCGCGTCTCCTTTGCCGCCAGCCTGCAAAGCCGCTTTTCTGCAATGGTCATCAGCTCTTCGGCATTCATGTACCAGATCATGTCTACCGGCGCGTCCTGCCGCGCTGCGTTCCGATCGTATTCGTCCTGCCGGTCGTTGCGCTGGCTGCGGATAAACGGCTGTGCGTGGACGTGGCGGGCTAAATGAGTGCTTACCCAGTACGGCACGCCCTCAAGATAAAACGCAAACTGTAACGTCCGAATGGGGCTATGCCGCGCCCGGAGAATGGCGTGTTTCCACTCCATGTCCGGTGCTGTTTTCATCTCTTTGCCGATGGTAACCAAAGCGCACTGTTTTGCAAGCGCCCAGTCCTCATCGGTTGGATATTTCAAAAGTGTAATGTTCATTCTTCCCTCCGGTCTCCGTAGCTGCAATACCCGTCAGGCTCCGGGTCTGAAAGCCCTCTCCGATCTGCGCAGTACGGGTCATTTTCTTCGTTCCGACGGAAATTCTTGCAATATTGGCAACGCACGACCGGTTCAGCGTCTACCGAGGGTGCATATGCAATCAGCTCCTGAATTTTCTGTCGCGCTTGGCTCAACATTACGCGCGTGATAACATTCTCGGTTTTGCTCCGATCTTCCATGTACTTTTCTTCTGCTGCGTCGTATAGCCGGTTCGCATCAATCAGCCACATTATTGCTACCTCCTGTATTTGTCTGATACTCGCCGTGGCTGCAAAAATCATCAGGTCTGCAATACGGCAGCATATATTTTTTTCAATCGTAGCATCCGCCAGAAAGGGGTGCCCCAAGGTGTCTACAGTATTTGCAACGCACTACCTCCGCAACGTCGGCGGCGGGCAGTCTCTTGATAACGTCCATCGCTGCGTAAGCATAGTTGTTGCATAGAACTTTCAACGCATCCTCGCGCCGGATAAAATCAGCCATAAAGCATACCTCCTGCAATAACTTCGTCCATCCCATCCGGCAAGGCGTGGAATGGGTCGATTGTTCGTATAATTTTCAGCCGCAAGAGCCTTTCTGCCTGCCGTTTGGTCAGCCGCTGCTCCCGCTTCTTCGGCGGCAGCTCGCCTTTTGCCGCCGCAATGGCGGTCGGGTTGTGCTTATGTTGACCCATCGCTTACCATCCTTTCCAGCATCGACCTTGTTTCACACATCGCCGTGATATACCCTTTGCAAAAGCTCATCAGCATTAGGTTGTTGGTGCTTTCGTGCCGCCTGTATCTTCTTTCTGCATCTTCTATATGGTCTTTTGCCATCTTTAGATGCACTTCCAGCGCGACGTTTTTTGCTGCAAGAATTTTGTTTCCCAGTTTGCGCTGTCCGATGCTCGGCGCGCCTTTTATTACGTTTTCCACGACATCCAGCACACGCGCAATCGTCTCTGCATCGAGAACATTCGTGTTCCAGCGCCTGATGTTCTTGTAATCTGCTATCGTTTCAAGCAGCCACGCGCTGCTGATATACTTTTCAGCCGCCATGCCGCACCTCCACACCTGCCATTTCAAGCAACCCGTAAATATCCGCTTCATCGCTGTTCGCGAGGAAATTGTCATTTTCGTCGTAGTAGTTGTAAGCCGTGTATGCGAGGAAATTGTCATTTTTGTCGTAGCGGTTGTAAGCCGTGTATGCGCGGGCTTGGATTCCGACGTATTTCTTGAGCAACTTATTCGCCCCCTCGATTCCAAACGTGCAGGCATCTTTCAGCTCTTCCATCTGCGATTTTGAGATAAACTTAGCCATCATTTACCCTCCGGTTCCACGCAGCTGCGATTTCCATCCTTGTCACAACGGGATTTGTGGCGATAAACGCCCCTCCGCACTGTTTACACTTTATCGTACAGGTTGTGCCAAAAAACGCTGCCTCTCCGCCGCAAAACGGGCACGGTTTCAATTCATCCATCCTTCTTGCCCTCCTCTACACGCGACTTAAGCCATTCTTTGATTTGCATCGCGCAGGAGCAGCAAAGCTCAATATCAGGTGATTCCTCATGGAACGCGCTTCGTATGTTTACATACGTCGCAGAGCTTGTGGGGTTTATCTCCGCCCCGCATCGGTCACATACTCGTTTCGTTGCCATCCTTCTTGCCCTCCATTTCCTGCAAAGCTTTCTCGGCTTCTTCGCGGCTCAAAAATACGGTCTTACCGATGTCCTCTGCGCAGATTTCCATGCCGTAACCAGCGTACTTAATCGTGCCATCCTCGTAGACGTGCAGACCTTCAAAGCGAGACTGTGCCAGAATTCCGCTTACCTTCTCCCAGTAAATCGCATCCGGTGCGCACGGCAGAATCAGGACGAGCCCCTCAACATCCGCTTTCATCAGCTCCACCATTCGTGAGATGGAGTAATCATAGCCGGAAAGCGTTTCCTCGATTTCCCGAGCCTCTGCGCACGCCTGTGGGGATAATCTAGAATCTTCATATGCTTTGAGCCTTTCCCATACCTGCTTCTGCGTGCAGTTTCCGTCATACGGGCACGGCAACTCGCGGCACTGCGCGATGTCGCAGAAATTGCCCTCAAACGTTAACCGTTCCAAAATTCCATCTCCTTCCCGACGTATTCACAATATGCTTTCTCAAGGCGCGCGCCTGCGCTGTCCTTCGCGTCCGGCAGGAAAACAACCGCGTCCGCCACGTCGATCATCGCCATACAAATGCGCATATAGTCCGCAGCCTCCATCCCCTCCGGCAGCTCCGCCGGATTCAGCACGATGTTCCCACACATCCGCAACCCCACTGCCGCCCTTTGAAATTTCGCCTGACACCCCTGATCGCCCGTGATTTTACCGGCTATGTAGACTTTCATGCCTTTTCTCCTTCCTCCGGCGCTTCCGGCAGCGGCATCCAGTGGGGGACTACGCTGCCGATGCAGTCCCGCATTGCAATGCCATCATATCTGCGCCACGTATCAGCGCTTGTTCGGTATGCTTCTCCAACAAATACGCCGTCCGTAGCAAGAACGCGCGTTCCAGGCTTTGGGCGCCTGTCATCCACGCTGATCCACTGCGGCACCTTCTCCCACAGCGCCGCGTTCTCGGCGGTCAGGTGCTCAATGATGTCGGCTGCTTCTCTCAGTGCATCTGTTACGCAATCATCGTTTCCGGACAATGGGCAGTTTGGGCAATTCCTAGTACTCGTTTCGCAAGAACATAGTCGCAGCGCCCGTATAATTTCCTTGCCTGTCATAGCGTCACATTTCCCCTCCTATTTTCCGTTTCCCTCTTGCTGCTCTCCGGCAGTTTCTCGCCCCGCCATCGGTCATCTGGCTTATGTTGATGATCTCGGCACGCCTGCCGTAGCTTTTCAGCCGTTCTCCCTTCACGGCGTTCCAAGCCTCGCAGGACGCGCTGCAGCCGGCTTTCCGGTTGGGGCAGTCCTGCGTGCACGGTCCGAAATTATTCATGTCTTCCTCCTGACCTGCACCGTCACTTCCGCCTCCCAGCATTCCGGTTCCCGGACGGTGATAATCTTCCACCGCCCGTCCTCCGGGTCCTTGACGCTGACGAGGTAAAACGTCTTGTTCTTCATCTTCTGCTGGTACTTCTTCGCCCGGATGGGCGCCCCAAGCTTCGGCATGAGTCAGGGGAATATTGGAAGCGGCTTTGGTATGACAATCCAGGCCTCGACTCCCTGCTTCATCATGCTTCCTCCCCCAACATCCGCTGAATCGCCGCTTTCTGTAAGTCGCTCAGATCGCCGTCGTGATGCTGCACGTTGTAGCCCGGCTTCTTCCCCGGCTGTAACGGCGTGCCCTTCTCACGTTCTTTCGATTCCCACGTCAAAAACTTCTGTTTCCAGTTCCGTACGGGGTCACCCTTCATGTCGACCCAATTCCCGGCAGAATAATAGTCGAAAAATTTCTGTGCCAGATTCGGAACTCCACGCTCCTTCGCGTATGCGGAAACCTCTTCCAACGTAGGTGGTATAAATTTCTTACGTTTCTTCTCAGAAATAGAACTACTCTCTTTTCTATTTCCATTTCCATTTCCTAAAGGTAATACCGTGGTATTACCGCAAGCACTACCATCAGCCATACCAGAGTTATCATTTTCTTTGTTCCAACGCTTGCTGATGTTCTCCCTTTGACGCTGGCAATGTTTGTCTCTTTTTTCGATTTCAAGCTCCATCCGGCGATTAAAGTACTTGCCGTCCTCATCCTTCTGAAACTTGCTCATAACCTCGTCTGACGGCTTTTTGACAGCCCGTATGATTTCCTGCATCGTCATATGCCCGCGCTCTCTTTGGAGGCATAGGAGCGTGATATACTGCCCACGCTCCCGCATATCCATCAAGGCACAGCCAGATAGGAAATCCGACGTGTAAAACAAGACGGCAGGGTCTTTGTTGTTTGCCATCCCGCCACCGCCTTAGAACGGCGGCTGATCGCCGTCATCTTCGTCCATCATCGTAAACCCGCCGGGGTTTGCCGGGTCCTTCGGCTCCGAAGATTTCTTTCCTTCGCCGAAGTAAACACGGTTTGCTACGACCTCGGCAGACCGGCGCTTGTTCCCGTCCTTGTCCTTCCAGTCGCGCAGCTGCAATCTACCGTCCACGACCGCCATGCTGCCCTTGAAGAAGTATCCGCTGACAAAATCAGCTGTTCCCTTCCAGGCGACGCAGTCGATAAAGTCCGTCTCTTTCTCTCCGCCTTCCGGCGTAAAATCGCGGTCGACAGCGAGCGTGAAGGATGCAACGGACGTTCCTCCCTGCGTCTTCCGAAGTATCGGGTCAGAAGTTAATCTTCCCATAATCGTAATTGTGTTTAGCAATGAGTCTTCCTCCTATTGCTAATTTTACTTTTTGTTTCTTCGCTCAAATGTGTACCTGTGTGATGCAAAATTGTGTGCGCTCCTCTTTCCATAAGAGAAAGATTTTCTATTCTGTTGTCATCTTTTACCCCGTTTAAGTGGTGGATTACACAGTTTTCCGGTATTTCCAGACCAGTCTCGCGCTCCCAAACTGCAATATGTTCCATAACGTATCCGCTTGAATCTGCTCTTCGGTGGCTTGGCATAAGTATTTGCCGATATCCTTTTCTGGAGCGTCTAAATCCGCCTTTCCAATTTGCGCTGAGTTCGCCGCGTCTCACATTTGAACGGTTGATAAATTCCAACTCTTTTGGAACATACAGCCCGTATTTTCTTGCCTTCTTGCGTATGGCGTCTATCGTTCTATTCGGAAACATCTTGCGCAACGTTTCTGCGTCGGACACCATATATTTTTCTTTCAAAATATCAACCTCATCTTTGCTCCATATAACTTTACTCCGAGAATCGGAACTCAATATCCGTGCGCCCCCCTTCCTAAAATCAGATGTGGTTCAGCATGCTTCCTCCTTCTCCCCGAAGATGGTTTTCAGGATAACGTCAATCTCATACGATTTCAGTTCCTTGTACGCTCTCTCAAGCATCGAAAGCTTCATATTTCTTTCCACCATTTCCTTGTACTGAACTGCATCCAGATAAACAAACGGTTTGCGTTCTTCCATGCTTACATCCCTTTCTTATAAACCAATTCTGCTTCATCCCAATCGGGATATTTCATCTTGAGATACCACCTGATATACGCCTGCATATGTTTTCTCTTTTCCGTCTGGTCAAAGTCGTTGTGGCACTTATCGCATAGCGTCACAATGTTCTGCTCGATTCCAAGCCCGCCCTGCGACCGTGGGATGAAGTGGCACCACGGATTGCCGGGGCGGAGGCAGACAATGCAGCGCCCGCCGTCGCGCGCCCAGACGGCTTTCTTGACCTTCTCAGGTATCTTTGTCGCCTTCGTTTCCTTTCTCATCCTGCCTCCATTCCAGCGCCATACGCTCGAGCTCTTCCGGCGGGAGCGTCTCAATGCCCTGCTGTTTGCAATCCTCAACGACCAGATCAATAAGCCTCGCCATCTGCTTTGTGTCGTAGGTGCTCGAGCCGTAGTAGCAAATGACGTTCGTGCAGCCCGGAATTTTTGACGCCATAATCTCCGTACACCAGCCGAGACCGCGCGCTTCCCACCATTCCCGGAACCGCTTGACTGCTGCGTCCGGAGCGCATATCGTATCGGAGTTGTCACCAACATCCGGGATATAGTGCCGATAGATTTCCTCCGGCGGCGCACCCACTTTGACCGAAAGCTTATTGCAAAGCAACCAAAGATATCGGTTTGCATCCCGACTCCGCATCTTCCGGAACTCTTTAATTGCCACTGTGTACCTCTTTCGTGGGTCAAGTTCCCCGGCAACCATACGGGCTTGCGCCGGAAATTCAGGCTTGAGCTTCAGCCAGCTCCCCGAAGCGTCCATGCTCCACGAAGCTTCAACGATGTTCAGTTCTATCAACCGGAATGACCCCCTTTCTAAGGCACTTTGCAAGGTATCGAAGCCGTGGCAGATACTCCCCTTCTATCCATTCCCGATCATACGGTATCGGATGATAGGACAGCCTATCGTCTTCAATCTCCCGAAACCAGTTTCTGTAGTCTTCCGGTTCCAAATGGTACGCCAAGATACGCAGCGCCTTTTTCGCCGCGAACATTTCAACCTGTGCTTGCATCCAGTACGCGCGGGACACCTTGAAGGATTCTCCCTTGTGCGTCTTTACCTCTGATATTTCCTGCGCGTCCTCGCCATCCAGATTCACCCGCAGCCGAAGCCGCCGAATCTTGATTTGCCTGTCCATCTTTCGGATGCCGATATACTCCAGAATCCTGTGTTCGTAAGCACTTCCGGTATCCATTTCCAGTGTCGAAAAGTGGTCGCGGTTCACGCCGAGCTTTTGCAGCCAAAAGCTGCGGAATGTCTTTGTGTCCCATCTACCCATGATCGCCGCCGTATCCGACGCGCCGAACCATCCGCTTCTGTCGTGATCGTGTATCATAAGCGTTTCAGCGTATTTTCCAGATACTGAATGTTACCGAACGACGCCATCAGCTGATCGAATTTCTTCTGATTCAGCCCAAGCCCCGAGAGGATATAGCTCATATCCGCCCCGTTTTGCAGTTTTAATGTAATCAGCTGTTCGATTCTCTGCTTGATCGCCATAATGCTGTGCTGGGATAGGTCATCGTCCGCGCGTTCCGTGTCCTTGTCGTTCAGCCAGAGCTTGAAGCCAAGCCCTGTGTGAATTGCCACGCCCTTCACAAAGGCTCTTGCATGAGCGTTGGAAATCCGAAGCTGATTCAATGTGTCATCGTAAACCACTAAGGAACCGTTCATCAGCGGCATATCCATGCGGAATGTCTTATCGTCGATGTGGATTTCGACGGAAACGAAATAGCACCCCGTCGTTCTGCCATTCTTGTCATGGACTTCTTTTGACTGGAATAAGTACCCGCCAGTCTCATTTTTCAGCGGCACAAAATAGACCTCATTCGCCCCGTTTTCGTGAAGCAGCATCTTGCATTTCGCCCACGGGAGATACGGAACTTCAATCGGCTTCCCGCTGTCATCCTTCGCCTTCCGCTTGTCACAGAACGGCAAAACGTCGATCTGTACAAGCTCGTTAAATCCTTTCAGCATACTTTCCTCCTTAAATCTTGCAGACTTGCTTGTCCAAGCCGCACATTTCGGCAATGCGATTCGTGCCATACGTTTCCACCAAATGCTCAATCAGGGCATTCTGTACGGTCCAGTTCTCGCCCGGAGACGCAGCAGCAATGTTTCCTTCGTCGGAGACGAAATACTCGTTTCCGTCATAAATCTCTGCACCGTTGATATCCGTGATAAACGGCGCTTGCTGTTTATCTTCCATCATTCCACCAACCTGTATCTGGCATAGCTCGTATCCTCGCCATACCGGTTCTTGCTCGTTTCCATTTCCTTCTTGATCGCGTAACCCTCGCGCTTGAGATCAAAAATTCTCGCACCCAGACGCATACATCTGATGTCCCGAATCGCCTCAAGCTGCGTAATGCTGCCGAAGTCGCGCAGGTACTTCAAAACCCGTTCAGCCTGCGTCATAGCTACCTCCAAAGCTGCGTGAAGATCGAACTGAAAACAATCTCGCGATAGAATATCTTCGGCGGCGCCGGCAACGGCTCTGCGTGCGTCGCAGCAAGCACCTTCGCCGCTTCTGCCTCAAACTCCACGGAGAACCATCTCTGCCAGTCAAGGCAGCGGCACTTGCCTGTATCGTGTGTGCATTTCTTGCACGGATAAATCATCTCACGCCTCCATCAGCACCGCGCCGCCGAAGAAGATCACCGCCGCGCCGCCAAGCGTGAACGCCGCTTCGAACAGCCCGAAGCCCAGCAGGGTCGCCGTTCCGCCCAGAAGGACGCAGCCAATCGAGAAGCAGAACGCCTCCGAAGCCTTCAAAAGCTCCGACTTCCGCTTGCGCTGCCGGATAATCTTGTCCCACCGCTCGCCGAGTTCGCGCTCTCTTGCGCGCCGGTGATTCGCCTCAAGGATATATTCAACGTCAGTCATCATGTACCTCCACAAATTCCCCGTTCTTAGTGGGTCCATCCTTCAAATGCCGCTCAATCCAAGCATTAAGGTCCTTCGGGAAAACCCAGTAGACAGGTGCTTTCTCGGTTTTTACCGCCTTACCAAACGGGAAAACACCCTGTTGCAGCCCCAGCCTAAGAACCTCAGCACCGATCTGCATGCCGTTTTCTCGCAGAATCTCTACCGCTTCTTGCGGCGAAATCGTTGCTCGATTTAACATCCTATCTCTCCTTTTTCTTTTCCTAAGATTAGAGAAATACTATCTATTCCATTTCCATTTCCTAAAGGTAATACCGTGGTATTACCGGAAGTGTTACCACGCTATC